TCGGGTGACTTTACCTATACGGAGCATCAACGGATGACTTATCAGAGCCTGGAGGCCAGTGTTCATTCAGGGCAACCCGTTGAGTTGTACCGGTTTGCACTGGGCGCAAGCGTTTGGCGCTACACCTCGGCGCGCGATACGGTGACCTACAACGGTGAGCATTACGTTGCGGCGCCGATCAGGCGCTCGGAAATTGAGCAAACGCAGGAATTTGGACGCGCCATGCTCAATCTCCAAGCAGCGCTTGACATTGGTGTGGTGCAGTCCTTCATCGTGACCCCGTCCGATGGCGTCTTGTCACTGACCATTTTTCGTCAGCACCTGTCTGACCCGGGTGAGGAATTCATCACCTGGTGGAAAGGGCGCGTTGTGTCGGTGGTGTTCAGTGGCATATCGGTGCAGATGCGCTGCGAGCCGATTTTCACGACCCTCAAACGTTCAGGGCGGCGGGCCAACTACCAGATCAACTGCCGTCACCCGCTTTACCACGGCGGCTGCAAGGTCAACGCGGCCGATTACAAAACCGCTGGCACCATCGAGAGCGTGGCGGGGCTGGAGGTGGCGGCAGCCGTCTTGTTGCCCATGCCCACCGCTTGGTTCGTCGGCGGAAGGCTTGTGGCCGCCGGGGCGCAACGCATGATTGTTGCCAGTTCGGGCGGTGCGGTCACTCTTTCCGCACCGATTGCGGGACTCAAGCCTGGCGACGCCTTCGAGGCCTATCCGGGTTGCGACCACACGCTCGCCACCTGCGCTGCCAAGTTCGGCAATCAACTCAACTACGGCGGCTTTCCCTACATCCCTGTCAAAAATCCCTTCACTGGGGATGCCATCGTTTGAGGACACCCCATGTGGCAATACCTGATTGTGTGGGTGGTCACGACGGTCCTGTCGTCGCTGCTCGCGCCCAAACCCAAGACCACGACACCCCAACCCGGTGATGTCGATGCGCCGATTGCTGCGACCGACAGCCCCATTCCGGTGTTGTTCGGCACCCGCATGATCAAGCAGCCCAACTGCGTCTGGTTCGGTGATGTCCGGACCACGCCCATCAAGAGCAGTGGGGGTGGTAAGAAATGACCGAACAGAGCAAAGACACCCAGATCGTTAACCAGAACGTCACCCAGAACGTCACCCACCTCGATGCCAAGGCGATGGGCTATTGCAATGCAGGCCTGCGCCGTTGGTTCCCACGCGACGGTGTGACTTTCGAGGATTTTCGGCAAGCGGGTGTGACCATAGACTGGCTTCGAGCCACTGGAGACGCAATGGCCATTCGGCTGGCAGACCACATTGAGCAGCAGGCTCGTTCGGCAACGCGTGAAGGAGCCAAGGCATGAGTGGCGGTGGCAAAGGCAGCAAAAGCGTCACCGTTGGCTATCGCTACTACGCTGGAATGCATTTGGCCCTGTGCCACGGCCCGGTCGATTCGCTCAACAAGATCGTTGTGGGCGAGCGCACGGCGTGGACGGGACCGCTCACGTCCAGTGGTCAGATTTCCATCAATCAGCCTGAGCTTTTCGGGGGTGATCAGCGTGAAGGGGGCGTGGATGGCCTGGTTGATCTGGTGATGGGTAACGCGGCCGATGGTCAAAACGACTACCTGGTGGCCAAACTGGGCGCCAATGTGCCAGCCTTTCGGGGCGTGGTGTCGCTGGTGCTGCGCCAGCCGCAACTCTCCGCGATGAACCCCTACATCAAGCCCTGGAGTGCGGAACTCACGCGCATCATCCGGCGCTCGGACGGCTCGCCACAGTGGTATTCCGACAAAGCGGCCATCGCTGGCGACATGAACCCGGCGCACATCATTTACGAGTGCCTGACCGACCGGACCTGGGGGCGGGGCTACAGCTCGGCAGAGATTGACGACGCATCGTTTCGCACCGCTGCCGACGCGCTGTACGCAGAGAACTTTGGCCTGTCGATTCTGTGGGACCAGCAGCAGGACATCGAAGCCTTCATCGAGCGCATCCTCCAGCATATCGACGGCTCAATTTACGTGAGCCCTCGCACGGGCTTGTTCACGCTCAAACTCACCCGCGATGACTACGACCTGTCAGGCTTGCTGGAGCTCAACGAGGCCCATGTGATCCAACTCGAGTCCTTTGAGCGCACCATGCCCGAGGAGTTGGTCAACCAGGTCACGCTGTCCTATCACGATCGCACCACCGACAAGAGTGTGTCGATCTCCGTGCAGGACATCGCCGGTATTGAAAGATCCTTGGGTGAAATCAAGGACGCCAAGGTCAGCTACGAGGGTGTAGCCAATGGCGCGCTGGCTGCGCGTCTGGCGATGCGCGATCTTCGGCAGCTGTCATCCACCTTGGCCAAAATCACCCTGGTGGCCAACCGGACCGCGACCAGTCTGAACATCGGCGACGTGTTCAAGTTTTCTTGGCCCGAACTGAGGATCGAGCAATTGATCTTGCGGGTGGCGCAGATCAGTTACGGAACACTGGCCGATGGCCGGGTGCGGATCACCTGTGTCGAGGATGTGTTCGGCTTGCCGGATGCTGTATATCTGGCGCCCACCGAAAGTGGCTGGGTCGATCCACGGCAACCGCCCATTCCTGCGAACTTCGTGTCGGTCAGCGAACTGCCTTACTGGACGATTGTTCAGGAGCTGACGGGTGAGTCGGCCGCTGCCCAAGCTGAAATCGATCCGAACGGCGGATTCCTGTCGATTTCAGTCGTCCGTCCATCGGATGCGGCGATTAACTATGCGGTGATGACAAGGCAGGGCTCAGCCGCATTCCAGAAGGTTGGTGTGGGAGATTTCATCCCGTCCTGCGTGCTGGCCAACGATATCGGACAAGCCCAGACGGTACTGAACGTCATCTACGGCGTTGATTTGGATCTTGTCACGTTGGGCACCTACGCACAGATTGGCAGTGAGCTGGTCGCAGTGACAGCAGTCAATGTCGTATCTGGAAATGTGACGGTGGACCGGGGCGTTCTGGACACGGTGCCAGCCAGGCATACGGCCGGTACCCGGATTTACTTCACCGAAGGTGGGCAGTTCTACAACACCAGCCAGTATCTCAGTGGCGAAACGGTGCAGGCCAAGGTGCTGCCTGCCACCGGTATGGGCGCTCTGGCAGAGGCGTCGGCACCAGCGATCAGCTACACCTTTGCCAGGCGGCAATTACGACCCTATGCTCCGGGGAAGTTTCGGGTCAACAACCTGGACTACAGCGTGAGCTACATCACTGGGGAGGTGACGGTCAGCTGGGCTCACCGCAGCCGGGTACTGCAAACCGCCTATTTGGTGAAGCAGGGCGAAGCAAACATCGGTCCGGAGCCCGGCACGACCTACACCGTGCGGATCTACGGCGAGGCTGGCACGCTCAAGCACACGGAAACAGGCCTGACGGGTACGAGTTGGACCTATCCGATAGCTTCCGAGATTTCAGAGAGTGGCCTCAACCGCCCGAACGAAAAAATCACTGTCAAGGTTGAATCCGTTCGCGATGGCTATACCAGCTGGCAGACCCAGCAAATTGACATCCCCGAGTGCCGAGGCTACGGGATGTTCTACGGGGCAAGTTATGGGGAATGATCCCAACACAATTGAATGGAGCAAATGACATGGCAGCACTGCAAAGCCCGAACCTGGGCGTCAACTACGGCTGGACCGCCCGAGAGTCGGGGTGGAACAGTGGGATGGATGCGAACATGAAACTGCTAGACGCCGTGCTGCAGTTGTCCGTGAAATCTCGCTCGCAAGCCACACCGCCGACCACCCCAACGAATGGTGACCGCTACATCGTGGCCCCAGGCCCCTCTGGCGTCTGGGTTGGGAAAGCCGGGCAGATCGCCGCGCGTATCGAGGCGGGTTGGTCTTTCTTCGCCCCGAAGATCGGCTGGACCTGCTTCATCGAGGACGAGGGGGTGCTTTCGGCCTATAAGGCCACCGGCTGGAGTGCTGGCATCGCCATCTGAATTTTCCGATCGAGCTCACCTCAAACCCGCCCCCGAGGCGGGTTTCGTATTTCTGGAGACCTGCAATGACTCAACCTGAACAACAACCCGCTGCGATCGTGGAAAACATGCTCCTTCTGCGT